CGCCTAGAGACTTCATTATAAGAGAATCCTACAGTATGTTTGAACCTTTGTCTAGCAATAAAGATGGGAACCTCTTCTCTTATTGTAACAAAGCAATGGCTAAAAGGTGTCCAGTGTTTATGCTTAGCTAAGTAAGCTATAAGCTTTTCATCTTTCTGGTTAAGTACTTGAGACTCTAAATCAAAACTGACTCTAGCGCTGTTAACAACAGTCAAGTCACTTCCCATATGATCAATATATTTCGATATCATTAAACTCCCTTAAGGTTGGTTTCTTCTGACGAGGTTTATTATTTTTCTTTTTCTTTTCTTTTTTCTTTCTGTTAAACCTTTCAGTTCTCTCTAGTTTCCTATCTATCATAACACCTCTTCTTTATATTTAACATCAACCCAAGAGTCAGGTATTGTTTCTTCACTAAACCATCTAAAGCCATTAGATGTTGCCCACTCTCCATGGGATCTTTTAGTTCCATCTTTTCTTCTTTTTGATCCGGGCATAGGGGCTGAAGGATTTGCAAAAAGAAAAACTAATTCGTAATTTTCAGGGAGGGCTTTAGCAATCCAAACATACTTAGAGTATTCTTGGAAGTCCCAAAAGCGACCTTTAGATTCTAATAATATTGTTTTAGATTTTATTTCTTTTATAAAGTCTGGATGATAAGTATGCGGTATCTTATAAGATATAGTTTCTGTATGGAAACTCCAGTCAGAAAGAAGTCCGCTATGTAAAACATACTCCCATATAGAATCATAACCCGGAACTATGTCTTTAGATTTTGGTCTTTCTTTCCTTGGTTTACGTGAGCCATTTTTTATCAAAGGCTTTTTCATTTAATATCACTTAGTACATAAGAACTTATATCTTTAGAAGGGTTATCAGCTACAAGACGCTTAAGTTTTTTTTTAACATACTTAGGCGTAAAGTAATTTAAGGACATTTTTCTATCGACATAAACATAATCATCTTTGGGTAAGTAAGAAGTATAATTATCTTCTGTTACTTCTAACCTCTGCTCAGGCTCTAACAAACTATAGAGCCATTCAAGAAGAAGCTCTTGTGTTTTCCTATTAATCTTTTTTAATTTTTTACTGTTCATAAATAAGTTCCTCTACACTAGGAGGGTCTTTAACCTCTGTTAAATAAACATTTCTGTTTGAGTATTTAAATATTCTTAAACCTTTTCCATCGTTAGAGTCTTTAAAACAATCAAACTTATAGGGACACCACACACATCCTTTAGCAATACGCATGTTACCTTTCTTTCCTTCAGGTACTGGAGTATAGCACAGATCAGGAGCTTCAGCACCTTCAACAGATTTAATCTTATCATCTATATAGTATTCCATATTAGGTTTAGAAAGATCTTCTGGTTGATGTAAACATAACTCTCCGCTTTCTTTGTTTATAACTAAGAAGCCTCCATTGTTTGTTCCCTCTGCTTTTTCATAAGAAGCTAATTGAGGTAGATAACCAAAGGGATCATCTTCACTTAGAGTACCTTTAGCAAACTTAGCAAACGAAAAGTTAGATGCTGTTTTAACATCAACAACTTCTCCATCTATTTTACAATCCATGTGTCCTTTAAGAGAACCAACAGAAACTTCTTTCTGCTCATCAGTAACTTTATGTCCTGACATACGCACTAACATAAGAGCTATCTCTTCTAGTATGTGTCCGTAAAGAAACTTTATTTGTGTAGAAGCTGAAGGAATATTGGAAGAAGACTCATCTCTTTTCTCATACCACAATTGCCTTGCTGGTTTACCTATGTTAGACATTCGCATAGTAAAGTTTTTATTTCTTTCAGAAGGCTGCGACCAAGAAAAAATAGCTTCTCTTAAACCATTTAAAGTTTTATCTAATTCTTCAGGTTTGATATCTAAAGGTTTTCCTTCAGACAAACCATAAAGCTTAGAATATATATCATCTATTAAAGTATTAAGATTCATTGTTATTTAGTTTTTCCTTCGTAAAATCAACTGCTATCTTCATAGTTTCTAAGCTACAATTATACCACTCTTTATTGTTAACTATGCCTTGCGACTTTAATATATCAGTACATTCTCTTTCTGCTTTAAACCTATAAGGAAATAAAAGCTTATAGTCACAAGTAATATCATCAAAAGGAGATCCACAATTTAACGACTCCAATCTGTGTTTAACATCAAGTGAGCAGCCTAGCTTATGCCAGCCGGGATACTTTTTATTGGTAGCCACATAAAGGTATCCTCCTTTATCAAAGAAATCTAGAGGCAATCCTTCTTTAAGAAGAAACTTTTTTCTTTCAAACTGTCTTGTTTTTTTCCGATTTCTATGTGAACAAGAATTACAAGTATAACGATAGCCTCTTTTGCTTGACCTATCTGCACTAACCGTTTCATCTAAAATAAGTTCAATCTTGCATAGATTACACCTATCAACTTTAATGTGTTTCAGCCCAGTTGTTTCCGACATTATATTCTCCCGTTAGAGGACACTTAAGTCCAAGATAGTTACCCGCTTCTTCTATTGATTTAACGCCTAAATTCCCTACTTTATCAGCTATGTCTTGATGTGCTTCGATCTGCCACTCATCATGTACATTAGCAACAAAGGAAGCATCCAAACCTTTTAGTTTTTCATTCAGTATAATTAAAGCAGCCTTCATTACAATTGCTCCAGCTCCTTGAAGCTTAGTGTTAAGAGCAGAGTGCTCAGACCTAACAAGAATCTTACGCCCGTCTAAACCTCTTACCCACCCATTTGCCGCTTCTCTTTTAATCCTATTTTTAAAAGATTTAAATGATGGAAGATTATTGAGGAAAGATCTTCTGAGCGTTTCACCTTCTCTTCTACCTCCTTCAACCACTGTTCCAAGCTTAGCATCTCCTGCACCGTATATGAGGGCATATATGAAAGTCTTTGCCTGATCTCTTGATTTAAGTCCTGCAAGTTTTTGATTAGTTGTGTGGATGTCTCCGTTGAGAATTTCATTTGTATACTCCTTATCTTCCATGTAATGAGCTAGCATTCTTAACTCAAGACCAGACGCATCAATACCAACAAGCTTATATTTTTTAGGAACCGTCCAGCATTCTCGACATTCTAATCCGTAAGGACTTCTAACGCTGGGAATCTGTGCAGTATTAGGATTAGAGTGGGTCATCCTACCTGTAATAGTTCCATTAGAATTAACATACCCCCTAATTCTCCCATCCATATCTACTTCTTTAAGCCATGATCTAATCTGAGCTATTCTTTTTTGAAGAAGAAGATACTCAGAAATAATTTGAGCCTCCTTAATATTTTTTACACCTTCCAAAACTTTCTCGTTAACGATGGGCTGTCCTGTAGGTGTGAACTCTAAAGGTTTCCAACCAAAAGAAATTAAATACTCTCCTATCTGTTTACGAGAACCAAGGTTAAAAGGTATTGAATCTCTCCTAATTAAGTTCTTAAGAGGGAACTCAAGAACTTTATTAAACTCTTCATCAGAAAGTCTAACCTTCTTAGATGTCCCTACAACAGAAGCCATCTTAGAAGGCTTACCCGTTTTAGTTTTTAAAGGCTTAAGTAAAGTTTTAGTTTCAGTTGGCCTGAATGTTTTATGTACTTCACTTTCTGCTTCGCAAAGTTTTTCTGTTAACCGGGCCAAAAGAATAGAAGACTTTTCTATATCTAAAAGAAAGCCTTTTTTCTTTTGTGCGTTGAGTATCTTGTAACACTCATGCTCTATATCTATAGACTGCTTGCTGAAACTTTTAGCTTCAGCTTTAAGGTGTCCATAAACTTTATAGTTTAAAGACACATCTCTTTTGCAGTAAACTAACATCTCCTCCGTGTAAAAAGAAAACTCTTTGAAGTCTAGTTTATTGTACTTAAGCCGATGGCCCCAAGCCTCAAGACCATGACCTCCTTCTCTTGTAGGATTAAAGAGGCGAGACACAACTAAAGTATCTACAATTTTTTTAGAGCTTAAGTCTATACCATGTAATGCTTTTATTACAGGTATGTCATAGCCTAATATATTATGTCCAATTAGTTTGTCTGCTTTAGAAAGGAGATCTAACCCTTTAGTAATATCAGAGGGGCCAAAACTAATTAGTTTCTTTTCTTCTACATCAGCAGCAACAATACAAAAGATCTTTGTAGGTTGTAATCCATCAGCTTCTATATCAAAGACATAAGATTTCATAGCTCATCCTCCAACTCGCTGGCGGCTCCCTCTTCTATCTCTTTAAGTCTTCCTGTGTCTTGGTCATAGTATAGGTGGCTGGCTAAACCAACATCCCCTGTATATCTTGACTTAAGTACACGCACCTTAGTAGTAGAAGCTTCAATAGGATCGTCTGACTGTTGGTTTCTTTCAAGGCTAATTATTGCATCAGACAACTGAGCAATAGCTTGAGATCCTCTGATGTGACTGATGCTTGTTTCAAGACCATTCTCGTGTCCTCTGTTACCTTCTAATCGTCTAAGGTGGCAGACAAGAATTAAGCCGCAGCCAGTTTCTTCAACAAGAGTTCTAAGCCTGTGCATAATAGAGTCAATTGCTTTACGTTCGTCTGACTCAAGAGCAGATAGAACTAACATATGCAAGTGATCCAATACAATCCAACGACAGTCACAACCAATAATCATATAGCGAAGCTTATTAAAAATACTATCAATATCATTCATGCCATGATGAGAATGAATCCAAACTCTCTCACCATTATCT